ATTCATTTGACGATACAGGCAACGCAGAACGCTTTGTTGACCTTTTTGGCGAGCAGGTGAGATACTGCTATACAGACAAACGCTGGCTTTGGTATGACGGCAGAAAGTGGTGTACCGATATGACAGGCACAGTTAAACGTCTTGCTGATAAGGCTGTGGCTTGCATGGCGGCAGAGGCAAAAGTGTACGCTCAGCTTGACGCAGATGAGGGAACGGATATGGCGAAAGCCTTTGAAAAGCATATGAAGTCCTGCCGTTCTAACAAATCAAAGAACGCAATGCTAAGCGAGGTCATGCACCACGTTCCTGTTCTGCCGGCTCAGATGGACAGTTTTAAAACTGTTCTCAATACCCCGGGTGGAGTTATCGACCTGCGAAGCGGCGGCATATCTCCTCACGACCCTATGACATATCTGACGAAAATGACAGCCGTTGAGTATTCAGAGAACGCCGATTGTCCTCGCTGGCTTGCATTTCTTGACGACATTTTCAGAGGGGATAAAGACCTTATCAGATACGTTCAGAAGGCTGTGGGATATTCCCTGACAGGCTCGACCACCGAGCAATGTGCGTTCTTTCTATACGGAACAGGACGAAACGGCAAGTCAACTTTCATTGATATCATAAGGGATATTTTCGGGGACTATGCGGCAAATATCCAGCCTGAAACTATTATGGTGCGCAGTAATCAGAGCACCGCCATAAACAGCGATATCGCAAGGCTCAAAGGTGCAAGGCTCGTGACAAGCGTTGAGCCTAACGAGGGCGTTCGTATCAACGAGGGTCTGCTCAAACAGCTTACAGGCGACGATACTGTTACGGCAAGAAAACTTTACGGCGACGAGTTCGAGTTCAAGCCTGAGTTCAAACTTTGGATGGCGACAAACCATAAGCCTGTCATCAGAGGAACAGATACGGGCATATGGCGAAGGATACATATGATACCCTTCACTGTGCAGATACCCGAAGAAAAGATAGACCGCAGGCTGAAATACAAGCTGTCGGCGGAGCTTACGGGCATATTCCGCTGGGCAGTTGAGGGCTGTCTGCTGTGGCAGAAAGAGGGGCTTAAAATGCCTCGTGCCGTCCTTGAAGAAGTGAGGGAGTACCGCCGTGAAATGGACGTTATCTCTGCATTTGTTGAGGATAAGTGTACTGTGGGCAAGGGTCTGAGCGTTAAGTCAAGTCAGCTTTTTGCGGCGTATCTTAACTGGGCTGAGCAGAACAATGAATATCGTATGAGTTCAACAAAGTTCGGTATGGAGCTTGCAAAACGCTTTGAGAAAGTAAGAACAAGGGGCGGTATATACTTCAATGGACTGTCACTTGATAATGTGTAAGTAATTGTAAGTGTGTAGGGTTGTGTAGGGTTGAAGGGTTTTTCTAACCTTTCGCATAAGAAAATAAAAAAGAATATATATAAAGAAAGAGTTCTTTAAAAAGGGTGCAAACCCTTCACAACCCTTCACAGAGGGGGGATAATCATTAAAACAGATTTCAAAAGAATGTCACAAAAAGAGTTCGCACGGTATGAAGATATGGCAATAGACGGCAGGCTCATCTATGACGAGTATCCTGCTGAGGAATATAAGTATTTCTCACAGTTATCAAGACTTGGCTACAAGAACAGGCACGAGGGGTGGTCAAAAGAGATATGCGAGGACAAGCAGGCGGAATACAAGCGGGAATATCTTCATAGCAAAGAGCGAAACGGCAGGTTTTTCAGGCAAGCCTGCATAATGCAGGAGAATATCCGCAGAGGGCAGACAACGGTCTGGAAGATAAACAAAACGCAGGATAGAGAAGAAAAGCTCACATACGCATTGCAGGCACTTGAGCTGATACTCTGCGACGAGGGGCTTGCGAAACATAACGATGTAACCATACCTGAATATGCAGGCTGTGAATACTGCAATGGAGTGACAGAGTGGAGCGAAAAGCTTGGTGCAGACGGCAAGGAAGTCCGTTTTGAGTTCTGCCCTGTTTGCGGAAGAATGATCGAGGAGGGATAAAAGTGACAAAATATATTGACGCAGACAATCTGATCAACGAATTATCTGCGGCGTGTATGCCGATATACGAAAAAGGCATAACAGGCATTCTGGGTGATAACAGCAGTATCGCTGATATAATCAATGAACAACCTACCGCAGACGTGCAGGAGGTCAAGCGTGGAACATGGGAGAATACAAACACACCTAATCAGCTTAGATGCAATAATTGTGAAATCATTCACTTTATAGCTCAGTATCCACACGGTGAGATAAATTACTGCCCTAATTGTGGCACAAGAATGGACGGTGTTGCTAATGGCTGACCCAATGACCATGCCACGCCTGAAAGCCTACCGCAGGAACGCCTCAGCCATTGAGGACATCAAGGCAGAGCTTTCGGGCAAGTACGTTGCCGACAGTATCAGCGTATGCACGCCGCCGTCCTACACACCACACAGCACACGCATAGACGGCTTCTTGCCAAGCGGTGATACACTTTCATTGCTGTGTGAGCAGGCACGACTTGAAGCCGAGCAGAGGGCTATTGAGGAGTTTATCAAGGGGATAGAGGATAGACAAATGAGGAAGATATTTGTACTCAGGTTTGTAAAAGGCTTTACTTGGATACAGATAGGACACAAGGTCGGAGGTACAGCGGACGGCTGTAGAATGGCGGTCAAAAGATATTTGAAAAAATAATCAAGTGTGTTCGTTTTGTTCGTTTTAGGTGTGCTATAATTTAAACTGAGGATAGTGTAAATACTATCTGACTTTCATAAAGATCCTCCAATAATTTTTACCCACGGAGCGTATGCTCCGTATGTTCCGCAAAGTCAGAGTGGGTGCAATTCCCACACGGAACTCCAAGCCTGTTATACAGTTCGTAGACCGAGAACGTAAAATATCGGTATCGTATAACTTTAAAACCTGCACACTTTGGCTGTGCGTCGTCGGGTGGAATAGCCGAGGTTTCGTTTTTTGATGCCAAGTTTTTCATCTACCATAAGAGGAAAAACAGCGTATGCAGGCTCAGAGGGCTATACTTAAAGCTTGCACCAGAGTCGGCGTGCTTCCGACAGAAAATAAATGCACTCCTTGAATTTTACATTGCCAATGCCTGCTCGTAAGGGTGGGCGTTCGGGCAGGGTCTGAAAGCCGTATCCCCATACTGCGGCTTTCGATTTGCAGGTCGAGAGCGTGCCAGCTCAACATCTGCTCCACCATTTACAAAACTCCTTATAATATTTTCACAAGGGCGGCTGCATTTTGCGGTCGCTTTTGCGTTGTGTCGTAAAAAGTTCATAAATGTCGAATTTTTGATATACTGCATAAAAAAGGCAATTGATTTTTATACAGTAAATAGAAATTCGGTGCATTTCGTTGATTTTCGCTCTGATTAGTGATATAATATAGAAAATACTATTGTTTGGAGATTGTATTTATGCATATAAAACTAAAAGAATACCTTTTGCTTTTAAAGGAAAAATGCGAACAAGGAAACCAAACGCCAAGTGATTTTTCGAATTTAATTAACTTAATTCGTGATTTAAAATATGATATTGATGATGCTGAAACTACATCGCTGCTTGACATAGTATATCATGTTTTGCTTGAAGATGTAGAGTTAATAATAGAGAATGACACATGGTGTGAGCAAAATGGTGACTATTTTGCTGGAAATATGGTTCCCAAAGACAATGATATTTCACGAAAGTTTACTAGAAAATATTCAGATATTTTTAGAAGCAAAAATTTTCATTTATCAATAATCACAGCTGAACTCCGTGATATAATTGATAATTATGAAGCATTAAAAAGTGACTTTTATTTAAGAAATCCAGAAGTTGTTTTAAGAGACGATGTAATGGTAAAAGATTATGATCTATTTGCTGATAAAGGTACAAAAATAGCGAATAATTTAAAAACAATACTTAAATAATAAGGCTTCATTTATTAAACTAATTCAAGTTGTACAAACAGTACAAAAAAGACTATCTAAAGTAGAAAAATAAATTTTAAGCAATAAACTGATTTCGTTTTTAAAACGGGGTCAGTTTTGTTTTTCTTCAGAAAGGACGGTGCCCCAATGACAGCACGGCAAAAGAAATTTGCAGAATACTATGCTCAGAGCGGCAACACCGTTCAGAGTGCTATAAAGGCAGGATACAGTGAGAAGTATGCGAAAGCTGACGCCTGCAAAATCCTAGATAATCCTAGTGTTGCGGAGTATATCCGTATGCTGTCCGAGAAAGCTCAGGACGAGCGTATAATGACCGCAAAGGAGAGGCAGGCACTCTTGTCAGATATCGCAAAGGACGGCAAGAATGACCCTGCTGACCGTATCAGAGCCGTCGATACCCTCAATAAAATGACAGGAGAGTATGTGGCTAAGATACAGGCGGAGGTCAAGACCTCTGAAAAGCTTTCAGACGTTTTCGCTCAGATAGGCGGTGAGGGGCTTGACGAGTAAGTTTCCCCTGTCGCAGAAGTATATGGACTTCATCAACAGCGTTCGGGGTGTGTCTGCGGATTTTCTTGAGGGGACTACCGCAAGCGGCAAAACAACTGTGGGCGCAGGCATAAAGTTCATGCGTATGGTGTCGGCAAGCCGAAAGAAGCTTCACGTCATTGCCGCTAAGACTACGGGCAAGGCTGAGGAAACTATCATTCAGCAGGATAACGGCATTCTTGACCTGCACACCAATGCTCGGTACTTCGGCAACGGTGATAAGGACTACAAACTGCCGCATATCAAGTTTGAGGGCAAGATAATCTATGTTCTGGGATATGACAACAAGGATAAGTGGGAAATGGTGCTGGGCGCTCAGTTCGGCTGCGTGTATATCGACGAGATAAATACCGCTGATATCGAGTTTGTCCGTGAGATGTCAACCCGTAACGATTACCTTATGGCGACCCTCAACCCTGACGACCCCTCTCTGCCTGTGTATAAAGAGTTTGTAAACCGCTCACGTCCGTATCAGAAATACGCCTGTGACGTGCCTGCGGAGATAATGAAAGAGCTTACAGAAGAACCTGTACCCAATTGGCGGTACTGGTTCTTTACTTTTCGTGATAATCTTTCACTTACTGATGAGGATATCAAGCGGAAAATGGCTGCCGCTCCGAAAGGCACAAAGCTGTATAAGAACAAGATACTCGGTCTGAGAGGACGTGCAACAGGTCTTGTATTTGACCTGCAAAAGCGAAATATTATTACCGCAGAGCAGGCGAAAGCTTTCACCTTTGTGTATTTCTCAGCAGGACTTGATACCGCTTATTCGCAGTCCTCGCCTGATACCATAGCGTTCACCTTTGTGGGCATAACGGCTGACAGGAAGTGCGTTACCCTTGATGAGGAAGTGTATAACAATCGTGACAGACAAGTACCGCTCACGCCCTCCGACATACCGAAAATATTCACGGCGTTCTTGGAGAAAAACCGCAGGACGTGGGGCTTTGCACGAGATGTGTATATCGACAGCGCAGATCAGGCGACCATACTTGAATGTCAGAAGTTCGGGCGGCTCACAGGCAGTATATATAACTTTATCCCGGCATTCAAGAAAACAAAAATAATCGACCGAATACACTTGCAGTCAGCTTGGCTGGCGGCAGGTGATTTTTATATCCTTGAGCATTGCAAGGAGTACGCAGACGAGCTTAACATATACAGTTGGAAAGAGGATAAGGCTGAGCCTGAGGACGGCAACGACCACCTTATCAATTCCTGTCAGTATGCTTGGCTCCCGTATCGTGACAAGATAGGAAGTGTGAAGATTGACTAAATTCAGCATAGGAAGCAAGGTGAAAAATATGATAAGAAACTGGCTTGATATCCAGCCTGCACCCGAATACAGCATAACTATCACAGAGAAAACAGGCTTTATGACAGATGTGATAAGGTCACAGCTTTGGTATCGTGGTGACGCCGCAGAGCTTTCGCAGTTCTTTGGTCAGCTTAATTTAGGCACAAATTCTTTCTGGAGCAGTGTTCCTGAAAATGAAAAGATACGCAAGATACACAGCGGTCTGCCTGCAATAATCGCCGATACGCTTTCATACATTGTCTATTCCGATATGGACGATATCAAGGTCACAGGAGACAAAGCAAAGGCTGACTTTGAGAATATTTCCGAGCATATTGACTTCACAGAGCTGACAGGCAAGGCTATCGTTACCGCACTTGTTGACGGCGACGGAGCTTTCAAAATATCGGTGGATACTGAGCTTTCTGATACGCCAATAGTCGAGTTTATCGGAGCAGACAAAGTGGAGTATAGCTTTGTGCGAGGTCTGCTGAACGAGGTCATTTTTCATTCTGTGCATTATGCAGGCTCAAAGAGATTTCACCTTGAAGAGCATTACGGCAAGGGCTATATTGAGAGCCGTCTGTATGATGATAACGGCCACGAGGTCGGTTTGGACAACGTGCCTTGCCTTGCACAGATACCGCCCCGAACTGAGTTTGAGGGCGACTATATAATGGCTGTACCGCTGAAATTCTTTTCATCACGAAAGTACCCGAACAGGGGCAAGAGCATTTTTGACGGCGGCAAGTCTGATTGCTTTGACGCTTTGGACGAGGTGATCTCACAATGGTGGGACGCTATCAGAGCAGGCAGAGTAAAGCAGTATATCCCCGAAAGCATGATACCGAGAGATCCTGCAAACGGTAAGCTTAAAGCGCCAAATCAGTTTGGCAACAGTTACATAAGCATTGACCCACCGCTTTCGGCAGAGGGTGCGGCGCCTAAGATAGAAGTAGTTCAGCCTGATATCAAGTACGAAGCGTTTGTGGCAAGCTATACGAATTGCCTACTTATGTGTCTGCAAGGGCTTGTATCACCTGCCACGCTGGGCATAGACGTTGGCAAGATGTCGAGTGCTGACGCTCAGCGAGAGAAGAAAGACGTCACAGGCAACACCCGAAACACTATCACAACGGCTCTTGAAAAGGCTCTGCCGCAGCTTGTTTCTGCGGTGCTTATGACCTATGACAATATGCAGGGCAAAGCCCCTGAAACTTATGAAGTGACCGTTGACTTCGGCGAGTATGGCGCACCTGACTTTGACAGCAGAGTTGAAACTGTGGGCAAGGCAAGCACATATGGTATTATGTCGGTCAAAACGCAGGTGGAGGAGCTGTGGGGAAGCTCCAAAGAGGAAGATTGGAAAGCCGCAGAGGTCAAGCGGATAATGCAGGAAAAGGGGCTTACAGAGGGTGAGCCTACTGCGGTAGGTGACGAGTTTGCTTAACTTTAAGGACATTGCAAAGATATTTGAGGAGATAGAGCTAAGGCTCATATCTTCGTTGAAACGCAATCTCAAAAGGCACAAGGCGGAGGAACAGCGTTACGGCTTTGAATGGTCTGCTTGGCAGGCTGAGAAGCTGAAAAATATGGAGAACTTCCGCCGTGAAAACCTCGACATTATGAACGAGTACGTTGACGTTATCGACGATCAGACAAGACAGCTTATAACGGAGCAGTTTCAAGAGGGTCAACAGCAGGCACAAAGGAGCGCCCAGGAGCTTTCTGACGAGCCTATAACACCTATCCCCGACAAGCATTTCTTTGGCGTGAACGAAAAGAAAATGGCAAAGCTTATGGAAGACGTCACCACCCTTGAAAAGACCGCTGAAACAGCCGCTCTGCGAATGACAGACGATATTTACAGGCAGACTTTGAATAGGGTACAGCTTGCAATGGGAACAGGCTCTATGACGCTTAACGAGGCTATCGACCTTGCCACAAGGGATTTTCTCGACAAGGGCATAAACTGTATCGTATACGCTGACGGCAAGCGAGTGAACATTGCCGACTATGTGCGAATGGCTCTGCGGACAACTTCCACAAGGGCGGCATTGCAGGGTGCGGCGAAACGCTTTGCAGAGCTTGGGTATGATACGGTGCTTGTGTCGCAGTATGGCGGCTGTTCAAAGACCTGTGAGCCCTGGCAAGGTCAAGTATACATTGATGATGTGTTCACGGTATGGGATGGGGAAAAGGACGAGTTTCAAGGCAAGTCAAATTACTGCGGTGAGTGGTTTTGGCTGCTGTCGTATGCCGTAAAGAACGGGCTTTTCCACCCAAACTGCCGTCACACAATGACGCAGTATATACACGGCAGAACGCAGATACCTGAGCCGATACCGGCGGAGAAGATAAAAGAGCAGCGAGAGCTTGAGCAAAAACAGCGTGCAATGGAACGGAAAGTCCGCAAGCTAAAACGCTTTGCGGCAGGCACTTGCGACCCTGACACAGCAAAAGCCTACCGCAAGAAAGTAAGGCAGGCACAGCAGGAACTGAAAGCTTTTATTGACGAGCATTATGACGTTCTGCACAGGGATTATTCTAGGGAGAAAGTGTATGGCGGTTCAATAAACAATGCAAAGGATATTGATATTTTCAATGAGAATGAAATGCCTGAAAATGCTGAAATAACAGCTGACAAGATCGTTGAAGAGTTAAAAACAAGCAAGATAGGCTTAGAAACGTTAAAAGATATTGAGAGTTTACCTCAGCGTATCAAGTTGACGTATGAAAGGCGGTCGGACGGAGTTCGAGGTGATGAAAGAAATGGTGAAATAAGAATATTCTTGAGTAACTGCAAGAATGTCAAATGGGCAGCACGTTCCGTTATTCACGAACGCACGCATTGGAAATACGGAATATCACAAAGTCAATGGTCTGAGTGTGTATGCTTGGCTCAAGAATTAAAACACGCAAGAAACAGAGATTACTTGACAATTTCAGAAAAGCGGACTATAATAAAAGCAGTAAAAGACGTTTATCCTGAATTTAACTGGAGAAAAGGGGGCTATGTTCATGGCAGAAGAAAATGATATTCTCACAAAGTTAAAAAAAGGCGAAAAAGTTGAGTGTCCTGTTTGTCATGACGGCTACTATGTTCCTGTGAATACAACAGCAGATAAGGCACATTACTTTGTCTGCACTAACAAAGAGTGCAACGGACATTATCGGTGGGAGCCGATAATCGATATTGAATAATACAAATAACCGCTTGACTAAGGTCGGGCGGTATTTTTATACTCAAAAACAGAAAGGACGGATAAATATGAATTTCGGACAGGCGATTGAAGAAGCAAAGAGAGGTAAGAAAATAGCAAGAAAAGGCTGGAACGGCAAAGGACAGTATGTTGAGCTTGCCACTAATGTTAGTTATAAATCACCTAATGGTACTGTGACAAATGTAGACCATAAGGATATGGGCAATAAAGCACTAGCGTTTGTGGGAACTTCTGGCGTACAACTTGGCTGGCTTGCAAGTCAAGCAGATATGTTGTCGGAAGATTGGCAGACAATAGACTAATCAAATATCGGAACCAAGCACCTTAACGGGTGCTTTTTTCATACACAAATTTAAGAAAGCGAGGTCAGATAATGGACGAGAAAAAGAAACTTCTTGATGATGAGGAGAAGAAAGCTCCCGATACTCACGAGGAGAAAAAGGACGAGCCAAAGGCTGAGGAAAAGCCTGCGGACAAGGCTGATGAGAACTCTGCCGACAAGGAACAGCCTGCGTCGGACGATAGTCAGGCTGACGAGAACGGTGAGGGTGCCGACAAGCCTGCGGAAGATAAGCAGGAACAGCCAAACGAGGATAAGTCCGACAAGCAGGACAATGCCGAGAACGCACCTGACGAAAAAGATCAGGAAATACTCAGACTCAAAACTCAGATAGCCGCTATGCAGCTTGGTATCAAGCCCGACTGTATCGAGGACGCCGTTGCGGTGGCTGAAAGCTATGTGAGAAACGGCAGTCAGCAGGATATCAACGCCGCCCTTTCTGCGGTGGTGAAGAAGTATCCAGACATGAAAGGCGAGGGCAAAAAGTCCGACGGCAAAAAGCAGGGCGGTTTCAAGGTCGGTGCAGGATCTTCGGATACTGATGAAAAGAAGCCTCAGAGCAAACCAACAGCGCTGAAACGCTGGAACAAATTCAAGTAAAAACAGGAGGAATGAATCATGCCAAATCTTAATTACGCAGAAGTATGGAACCCTGAACTCTTGGAGATAAGGATCCAGGAAACACTGTCAAGCCCGTTCATCACACAGAACGTTAGGTGGCTTGACGCAAAGACTTTCCACTTCACACAGATGTCAACATCAGGCTACAAGAGCCACAACAGAAACGGCGGCTGGAACACAGGTAAGTATGTTCAGACGGACGTGCCTTTCACACTCACACACGACCGTGACGTTGAGTTTCTTGTGGATAAGGCTGACGTTGACGAAACGAACTCATCAGCGTCTATCAAGAATATCTCAGAGGTATTCGAGAAAACACAGTCTGCTCCAGAAACGGACGCTCTGTTCTTCTCAAAGACAGCTCAGAGAGCGGCAGAGCTTGAGGGCTATCACTCATCAACAGCCGCTTCATCATACACAAAGGGTAACGTGTTCGACAAGCTCAAAGGCTTTCTTTCAGCAGGCAAGCTGAGAAGATACAAGTCTAACGGCTCGCTCATTATGTATGTGACTTCCACAATTATGGACCTGCTGGAGCAGTCTGACAAGTTCACGCGAAAGATAGAAATGACACAGATCGCAGAGGGAGGACTTGGTCTTAGAACAAGAGTGACCGACATTGACGGTGTGCCTATCATGGAGGTCATTGATGATGAGCGTTTCTATGACCGCTTCAACTTTGACCCTGAGGACGGCGGCTTTGAGCCTTGCGCTGCAAGATATTTAAAGACCGCTGATACCGATATCGTGAGCGGCAAGGAGTATTACACCGAATCAAGCGGCTCTTACACTAAGGTATCAGGCACACCTAGCAAGTCTGCACTTGATACATACTATGAAAAGGTCGCAGGCTCACATAAGATCAACGTGCTTATCGCAACACCTGAGACCACAAAGATAGTACCTAAGATCAACAGCATTTACAGCTTTGCTCCGGGCGGACACACAGAGGGTGACGGCTGGCTCTATCAGAACAGAGCGTTCTCAGATGTTTTCACTTTCCCGAACGGCAAGGACGGAAAGATAGACAGCATTTACGCTGACGTTGACACAGCAGAGTACAGCGAGTAAGGGGTGAGGGATATGTACCTCACCTCTACTGAGTTTTGCAATATCTGTCCTGAGTGTGATATCTCCGAAGAACAGTTCTCGGCTATTCGGCAAAGAGCTGAAAGCGATATCGACACGCTGACTTTCAACCGCATAACAGCAGAGGGCATTGACAGCTTTACAGACTTTCAGAGAGAGCGTATAAAGCGTTCCACAGCCTTGCAGATGAAATTCATCTATGACAATTCGGAGCTGTTAGAAAGCCCTCTGAGCGCTTACAGCATAAGCGGAGTTTCAATGTCATTCGATAAGTCAAAGGTGGTATCTCTTGACGGCGTTATCACAACACGTCAGGTCTACAATGTGCTTATGCAGACAGGACTATGTTACAGGGGGCTGATGTGATGAAGTTTCCTCAGCTTGTACCTGAAAGGGTATGCAAAACGCCCTGTAAGGTCTATCGAACGGACGGACTTAATCGTGACGGCTCAAAGAAGCAGACGGTCATATTTGAGGGCAAATGCTTTCACTCTGAGAAGTCAAGGCAGAAATTATCCGCAGAGAAACAGCTTATAACCTTGTCAGGCGAGGCTCTTTTCTGCGGAGATATCGCCCCTGATAACGCTGTTATAGAGGGTTATGCGGTCATAGGCGGCAGGACGTACAAGATATATGGCTCTGAGAAAGCCAAAGACCCTGACGGCAGGGTGAATTACACAAGATTGGAGCTGATATAATGGGCATTGAAATAAAGCTTGATATGCAGGCGATAAAGGCTATCGAAGACGCTGCTGTGAAGTCCGCTGAGGTGGCTATGGAGCAGGTGAGGGCAGACCTTGTGAGTGCTCAGACAATGCCGTTCGATACAGGCGATATGCAGAATAATCAGACCTTTGTCCACGCTGACGAAAGCGGTGCAAGTCTTGTGACAGGCTCTCCGCAGGCAAGACGTTTGTACTATCACCCTGAGTATCATTTTCAGAAAGGCAATAACCCTAACGCAGGTGCGGCTTGGCTTGAACCATATATCACAGGCAGTAAAAAGGACCTTGCCAAGAATGAGTTTGTGGCAGAGTTCAAAAAGAGGACAGGCGTATGACTTTACTTAACATAGCGGATATGCTGAGCGATATCCTTGACTTGCAGGACGTGTATGCAGGCATTATTGACGGCAACCTTGACAAGTGCATAGGCGTGTACAACGCAAAGACCTCAAAGCCGCAGCGTATCTGCATAGGTGGAAAAGCCTGCACAAAAACACTTGAAAAACATATCTCGGTGCTTATTCATTGGACTGATACTCCCACGCAGGCAGAGATAAAGGCTCAAAGCGTTCTTGATATCCTATCCGATATACGTCAGCATAAGGCTGACGGCTTTATGGTAAAGTATCTCGAATGCAAAGAGCCTGTTTCTGTTGGCAGGGACGAGCGAGGCGTGTGTGAATATGTTATCGAGGCAACAGTATATTATGAAAGGAATGAATGAGTATGGCAAACACAACAGGAGTTTATCCCGTATATGAAAACCAGTTCAAGATAGACAAGACAGGCGGCGACGGCTCGACAGAGAGCAATCTTGTGACTATTGCCGATATGGAGAGCTTTTCAGTATCCATTGACGGCAATATCGAGGAGTGGAAGCCTTTTGATCAGCAGGGCTGGACAAGACGTCTGCTCACTGGTAAGTCTATCACTATCAGTATCTCAGGCAAGAGAAACGTCGGTGACGCAGGCAATGACTACATCGAGAGCCTTGCACTCAAAACAGGTGCTGCGGCGACCACAACCCTTGTGTGGAACTTCCCAAGCGGAGCAAAGCTTGTTATCAAGGGCGTTGTCAGCGTAACAGAATGGGGCGGCGGAGATTCGACAGCAGTTGCGCCGCTTGCGTTCGACTTTGCTTCCGACGGCAAGCCTGAGTTTACAGAGGCGGCAGCATAAACAACAATATTTGACAAGAAAAACTATCTGTGATATAATAACTTTGGGTACTGCAAATAACGGTAGGCGGTTTAAATAATCCTCCAAAAGCCTCATGGCTAAGGAGGTGAGCGACACATGAGCGTTATGGAAGTCTTAACTTTACTTCTACTTATAACAAACATAATTGGGCTTGTGCTCAATGTCTGCAATAAAAAGAAATAACCGCCCTTCTGCCAAAGGACGGTTATGATTTAAATTGACCAACCGGAGGTAAACCGCTTATCGCAGTACCTCTCTTTATGTTCATTATATCACAGCAAAACAACAATGTCAAGCACTTCGTTCACAGCGGAGTGCTTTTCTTATACCCAAAATCAGAAAGGATAATAACTATGGCAAAGATGTATACACTCGACAGCAAGCTTCTTACAGGTACACCTGAGATAAGAGTAGGCGACAAGGTCTACCCTGTGGACGACAGGCAGAAAACTGTCAAGAAGATACTTGATATCTGCGACAAGAACGCAGAGAAGAAAGACCTTGATATGATAGACGAGGTTTTCAAGCTTGCGTTCGCACCAAAAGACTACAAGGAGATAGAGGCAATGAATATGCCTTGGGCGGCATATCAGCAGCTTTTCACCCTTGTTATCTCAGCGGTGACAGGCGAGGACGCAGAAAAGACAGAGGCTCGATTTCCGCAGGAAAACGCAGAGTAAGCTTGAAGAAAGCTGGTACGATCTTGACTATGACCGAGAGCTTATCATACAGTCCATTGCAAAGCAGTACAATATCCTGCCCTCAGAGCAGGAAAATTTGCATTACAGCGATTGGTACAGGCTCGTTGCAGGGCTTATGCACGATACGCCGCTGGGTCAGATAGTTCGTATCAGGAGCGAGGACAACAAGGATATCATAAAGAATTTCGACAGATATGAAAAGCAGATACGCTCAGAGTGGACGGCATTCAGAAACCAGAAAGCAAAGGAAACGTTCACAGAGCAGGACAAGCTTGAAACTGCGAGATACTTTGAAAGGCTGTTCAAGGAAATGTTCGGAAAGGCAGGTGATAAGTAGTGGCAGACGGAGCAAGCGTTGGTGTTATATCTCTTGACCTTGTGATAAAAAACAAGGTGCAGGAACAACTCGACAGGATATCTGCAAGCATACAGAACAGCTTTTCAAAGCCAGTAGAGCAGGCTGAGAAAGCCGTTGAGAACGCTATGGATAAGACCACTAAAGCCATAGACGAGGGCTTTGGCAGTGCTTCGGAGATCGCTCAGAAGAGTATGCAGGAGGCTGTTGAAAAGGCAATGGCTGAGTATGATAAGCTGGGCAAAAAAGCGCAGGAAGCGGCAGGGCAGACAGATAATATCAAGCCTAAAACTGTTCAGGTGAACTATGACCCTGAGTATGACACTACAAAGGTCGAAGCTGAGGTCAATGAACTAACGGATAAGATAGTTCAGAAAATGCAGGACAAGACTAAATCAAGTTCTGCGAAGATAAGTCAGACAGCAGCGGAAACGGCAAACAAGTCAGCCGAAAGCGTTTCAGAGCAGACAACAAAAATGGACGATATTATCGCAGGCTTTGCTGAAAGTGCCGTGCAGAAAATAAAGACTGTTGCAGGCAGGATAAAAAGCGGTATCGGCTCAGCTGTAAGCTTTGCAGGCAAGGCGGTGAAGTCAACTCTTGGAGGAGCTTTCAAGACAATGCGTTCAGCAGGCTCGAAGGCTGTTGACGCAGTTAAATCCAAATTCAGCAGGCTTAAAACAACTATCGACAGCACTTCAAAACCGCTGAGCAAGTTTACACATTCGCTCAAATCTGCGGCAAAAAGAGTGTTCTTAATGGCAGGCGTGCTTGTTTTGCTGAAAGGAATACGTTCCGCTGTTGCAAACGCTGTTTCAGGCAACGAAGAATTTGCCAAGTCTTTAAACGAAATAAAAGCAAACCTTACCATAGCTTTCACACCGATAATGAACACAGTTATGCCGTATCTCAATACGCTTATGACTGGCGTAGCGACGGCGACAAAAACTGTGGCGGCGTTTATCTCTGAGCTTTTCGGCACCACCTATCAGAAGTCCTTGCAGGCGACAAAGCAGGCGCAGAAGTCAGCGGAGAAGATAAAGAAAACTCAGGACACTTACCTTGCGGACTTTGACGTTGTAAGAGTTGCACCGGATCAGAGCAAGTCCGATACAGACAGTTCAGAGGGCGGCATTGATT